GATTTTGCTGAAGCCTATCAAGGCCGGCATGGTTTGATGGGGCCAATTACTTTGCATTCGGCAAAGAAGACAGCTAACATCATTGAGTTTTTGGAAGACTCGCTAAAAGAAATTGAAGACTGCCGGTATGAAGTGGCTGACAAATCCGACTCATCTTTGCAACAACTCATTGACAACATCATTGAGATTTATCTCAGAACCCTGTACAAACTCCGCTTTTTGGCATAAGGACACACCATGGCTCTTTATTTCCACAACAACAACGCTGACGCTCAAGTCAAAGTTGGGGGTGGCAAGCTCAAAGGCATCTTTGTAAGCACCGCAGCAGGCTCACCCACCTTAACCGTGTACGACACCGCTACGGCCAGCACTGGAGACCCTGTGATTCTTGCAGTATTCACGCCTGCGGCCAACACCATGTACTTGTTGAGCGGCGATGATGGCGGCATTTATTTCAGCCGAGGGCTGTGGGTTGACAAAGGTGGTACGACTGTCAACTGCACTATCTTTTACGAGTAACCGCCATGTCTTTATACGCACAACTCAATAACATTGCCCCCGACGCTGGTAGTTTCCAAGTCAAAGTAGGCTTTGGCAAAATCCATGGTATTTTCATCAGCTCTGTTGCAAACGTACCTAGAATTACGATCTATGATTCAGCCACGGCAAGTAATCTTGACCCAGAAATCATTCATCAATTCACGCCCACAAGCGCCTCAGTTCGGTTGTTTAGCGGCGACATTGGTGGTATTGCGTTTAGCAAAGGTCTGTACGTTGTCACCACGGGCGATGTTTCCATGACCGTCATTTATGAATAAAGGTTAATCATGGCCGTCTTTCTCTCCCCTGTGGGCGGCGCTGCGGCCCAGTTCTTCACCAACAGCGGTGTGATCCTGTCTGGCGGCAAGCTGTACGCCTACGCAGCAGGCACAACCACACCAAAACCAACATACACATCTTCTAGTGGTAACACGGCACATCAACACCCAATTGAATTAGATTCTGCCGGGCGTGTGCCTGGCGGCGAAATATGGCTATTGGGAACCCCATATAAATTTGCTTTATATACAACTACGAATGTTTTAATCGCAACATACGACAATATTTCTGGCGTTGGTGCGGCAGAATTTCAAGTTGAAATTTTTATTGGTACAGGATCGCAAATTGTATTTACATTAAGTTCGGCATCTTTGGGTGAAAACTTTACCTTTGTGTATATCAATGGTGTATATCAGCAAAAAAATACGTACACTGTTTCTGGCACAACGTTAACTTTTTCAACTGCACCGCCGTACACTTCATCTATTGAAGTGATGTACAACTAATAAGGATTGGCGATGGCTAACACAAAAATATCTGCTTTAACGTCTGCAACAACCCCATTGGCGGGCACAGAAGTTTTACCTATGGTTCAATCTAGCACCACGGTAAAAGTTGCAACTAACGATTTGACTGTTCGCAATATTCGCGCAAATGCAACAACGGGTATTTTGCAAATTACTGGCCCTACGGCTGCTACAACTCGAGTTGTAACTGTTCCAGACGCCAATTTTACGGCGGCCAGGACGGACGCAGCCCAATCGTTTACTGGTGATCAAACACTTAGTACCGGTAACCTTGTCATTGGCACAGCGGGCAAAGGGATTGACTTTTCTGCTACTACTCACCCCGCTGGCATGACCAGCGAGTTGTTGGCTGACTATGAAGAAGGTACATGGACACCTACAATTACTGGATGGACGGTTGTTGTTTACGCCTCTCGAAATGGAAACTACACAAAAATTGGAAATCAAGTTACTGCTTGGTTTTACATAGTATTTTCTGGAACTTCAGCGGCATCAGCGGTTCAAATATCTGGATTGCCGTTTACGATAGGATCAAACGCCACAAGTGGAGGGGCAATGACCTATTATGACGCTCCATTAAACGAAACAACAGGTGTTTTAGTGTATCCGGGGGCAACGACTACAACACTTTCTCTTTACCAAGATAATGATTCTGGTGCAGCAGTGCAAAGCAATGGAGCCGCAGTAGGTAGTTATTTAGTTGGATTTGCAACATACCATGTTTAATCTATTTACTTTGAACTAAAAAGGATACTTATGTCACTTACCAAAGTTTCCTATTCAATGATTCAAGGCGCAGAAGTCAATGCTTTGGATTATGGGGCTGTGCCAGGGGGTTCTGCGGCGATAAATACGCCAGCATTGCAAGCTGCAATCAATTATGCTGCCACTAATGGACTGATTTTAAGAATCCCTGCTGGAACTTATTTAATTAACGCTAACTTAACACTTCCCTCAAAAGTAGGTAATAGTAATTTTTACGTCAATATCCAAGGCGAAGGATTTGAAACAATTATCCTAGCATCTGGTGGCGTTACTAAAATTTTTGAATTTGGAATAACCGAAGTAGAAAATTTAAACTTTGCTTCTATATCTAACTTAAAACTTTATGGCGGGCAATACGGAATTTATTGTCCTCATTTAGTTCACTCTAGTTTTTCTAATCTGTGGATTGATTCTTGTACAGAAGTCGGCTTTTATTTTGGATCGGCTTCATACGGCTATTGCAATTACTTTGAAAATTTAAATATCATGTATTGCAAAGTTGGTATGTCCGCAAATGGGGCAGCCAACGAAAATCATTTTAATCATTGCAAATTTTGGCTAAATCAAATTGGTTTTGCACAGGCGGGAGGATTTGCAAACGTGCATACCAATTGCTTGTTTGAATCAAACACAAGCACGGGGATCATCATTCGCGGGACTGCCGTATCCCTTAATGGATGCTACTTTGAACTTAATGGTGCAACAGGTTTAACGCTCACTACCCCCGCAATAACGCTACATTCGGACATCATAATTGATGGTGGTGGAGATAACTATCCATTTATCACCTCTATGTCAAATTCCTCGCCATCACAAGGAATATCTATTAAGGCGTGTTCTGTTGCATCAAATGGAACAACTGCGGGCGGCTATTCTTTTGTGTATGCTTATTCTGGCAAAGGCGTAGAAATTGCCGAATGTGTATCTATTGCCAATTCCATTCCTGTGCTAAAGACCTATCAGAATGCCGCATATGCTGGGTTATCTGACATTAATGTTTCTAACAATGAATCATTTGCGTCAAACATTAAATTTGATAACCAAACAGATGGTGGGCAATTTGCGTCTTTTGACCTTAAAACTATTCTTATAAAAACAACCAACCAAATTAGTTATGCTGATACTGATTTGCTTAATTGGGCAAACGGGTTAGGTGCTTTTTCTGGTTCTTGGCAACGAAAAAACATACTTGATTTAAATGGCCTTGCTACGCCAGTTTTTGAAATTTTGTACAACAACACCGCCACTAGTGGTTTCAAAACTTTTTCTGTCAATGCTGCAAATTACCCAAGCAATATTGGCAAATTATTTGCCTTTAGCATTGATTACAAAGTTCAAACTGTTGGTGTAGTTGTTAGCATATACGCGACTGCTAATCCTGGGGGTGGATTTACTCCTGGGACAACTGATTGGACAACGTTCACCAGTTATTTCCTTTGGCCCGCATCTGGAACATTATATTTTGGCGTGTCAAAATCTACGAGTGTTAATTCTGCGTATTTTGCCAGCCCAGTACTTCAAGAAGTTGGTGCAAGCTATTCAAACGCAAGCGCATTCTTTAAACCTCAAGTAACATTCCGCTACACCGCAGCACCTACTGTTGGCGATTGGTTGCTTGGTGATATTGTAATGAACTCTGCACCTGCTGCTGGGCAACCTGCTGGATGGATGTGTACAGTTGCTGGCACACCGGGTACTTGGAAAGCAATGGCTAATTTAGTTTAATATTGCGTCAAAAAATGTTTTTGGAAACAAAGGAAAAATCATGCTAGAAAAATTTATTTCTGTTGACTTAATCGAAGTAATCGAAAACGGTGCTGTGCAAGTACGTACCAAGACCGCAATTATAGAAGACGGCAAACAAATCAGCGGTACTTTTCGTCGCCATGTAGTCGCTCCAGGGGATGACTACAGCGCTGAAGATGCCAAGGTTCAAGCAATTTGCGCTGCGGTGCATACCGCTAAAGTGATTGCTGCCTATCAAGCTATGCAAGAAACTCAAACTCCAGCATAATGCTGACAAAACCTTACCGGCGAGGTTCACCGGGGAATCTTAGGATTCATTGAAATGACTGAAGAAGTCCAACAAAACCTAGCGGAAGTAGACTCCGCGCCAGCAACGGAAGTGACGGCCACTCCTGAGACTGTTGAAAGTACGCCGGTAGTCGCTGATGAGCAGAAAGAACCTTCTAGGGTTTTTACCCAAGAAGAACTGGATGCAGCCATTGGCAAACGCCTTGCAAGAGAGCAACGTAAGTGGGAACGAGAACAAGCGCAGCGTCAGTCTGAACAACAGACGCTACAAGCAGCCCCGGCGGCATCCGCTGATCAGTTTGAGTCTACTGAAGCCTATGCGCAAGCACTGGCCCTCCAGAAGGCAGAAGAGCTGATCGCCAAGCGTGACCAAGCCAGGCAGCAGTCGCAAGTTCTTGAGAGCTACCACGATCTTGAGGAAGAAGCGCGGAGTAAGTATGACGACTTTGAACAAGTTGCCTACAACCCCAAACTTCCAGTTACGAACGTGATGGCTGAAACGATTCAGTCTTCGGAGATTGGCCCTGAGTTAGCGTACTACCTCGGGTCTAACCCTAAAGAAGCGGAACGTATCTCACGCATGACGCCCTTGAGCCAAGCGAAAGAGATTGGGAAAATTGAAGCCAAATTGGTTTCAGCGCCCCCAGTCAAGAAAACAACGTCTGCGCCAGCACCGATTTCTCCCGTGACGGCTCGCTCCTCTGGAGCACCGGCTTATGACACGACTGATCCTCGGTCTACCAAGACCATGAGTGCCTCAGAGTGGATTGAAGCCGAACGAGCCCGACAGTTGAAAAAGATGCAGGCAACCCGCTAAATTTTTAAAGGATTTTTTCCATGGCTAACAGTATCTTAACCATCGACATGATCACGCGCAAAGCGCTTGAGATTCTCGAAAACAACCTTGTGTTGACCCGTAACGTGAACCGTCAGTACGACGACAGCTTTGCTGT